ACAGATAATCCACCTGTAGTTTTCTATCGTTCAGATAGACAGAAATGGTTAGTAGTAACTGAGCTAGATCACTACATAAAATTGCTTAGGAATAAAGATGGTAAACAGTGACCTTAAAGACAAGCCAGTTAAGATTTGGGATGTTATATCAGGGCCATATCCTTTTGATCATCCTGACATAGATGGAATACATTTTAATTTATGTAAGGTAGAGGTAGATGGTAAGGTAGAAGATGTCGAATATTTCTTTGATAGCTTTAATGATGCTTACGAAATGGTGAAATACTTTTCAAAAAATATTGAACCAATAGAACTTGATATTGAAGATTGACATGGAGTTCTTAATGAGTATAACTAGGAGTTTCCGAAATGCATTATGAGGTTACAATAAATATAGAAGTAGACCCTGATGCAAACTTCCTTGAGTCTGATAGAAGTATCAGATATAATTTAGACTTGATCCAAGAGATGATACAGGACTGCCTGTATGATTTAGATGATATAACCGTAGATAACTGTGAGGTAACACCGAATGATAAATAAGACTGATCTAGAAGCCTTTGGGTATTTTGACATGTTTCAGAACAGCCCTGACTATGACAAAGATCCGATACGTTTTTACAGCCAATTCGTAGAGGACAAGATTTTTACTAAAGGCCGTGACCGTTTAATAGAAAATACACTTGGTCTAGTGGGTGAGGCAGGAGAGGTATCAGAAAAGATAAAGAAATTATTTCGTGATAAAAATAAATTTAGTGATGATGAAGTATTGAAAGAGCTTGGTGATGTATTGTTTTATACAGTGGCATTATCAAATATTTTTAACGGTAACTTACGTAAGATCATGGAAATGAATATGGCTAAGTTAGATGACAGAGAACAACGTGGTGTGTTAAAGGGAAGTGGAGACAACCGATGAATAATTATTTACCAACAGATTATCAAGCGTTCATCCACACATCACGGTATGCACGGTGGCTTGAAGAAGAGGGGCGAAGAGAGTCATGGGATGAAACGGTAGGGCGTTACATGAATAACATTGTAGAGCCTGTAGTTGACAGTGGTGCTAATGAAGACAATATGGAGATAGCAAAACAAATAGAACAAGCCATCTTAGGTTTAGAGGTTATGCCTAGTATGAGAGCAATGATGACTGCTGGTCCTGCTGCTAATCGTGATAACACTTGTATGTATAACTGTAGCTACTTACCCGTAGATGACCCTAAGTCCTTCGATGAAGCTATGTTTGTCCTCTTGTGTGGTACTGGTGTCGGGTTCAGTGTTGAGAGACAGTTCATTAGTAAGCTTCCAGAAGTTCCTGAGTTGTTCGACAGTGACACAACTGTTGTCGTTGGTGACTCCAAGGAAGCTTGGGCTAAGGGTCTTCGACAATTGATTGCACTCCTTTACAGTGGTGAGATTCCCAAATGGGATGTATCTAAAGTTCGACCTGCTGGTGCTAAACTAAAGACGTTTGGCGGTAGAGCATCTGGCCCTGCACCTTTAGTGGATTTATTCAACTTTGTAATTAATACTTTTAAATCTGCACAAGGACGTAAACTATCTAGCATTGAGTGCCATGACATTATGTGTAAGATTGGTGAGGTAGTGGTTGTGGGTGGAGTACGTAGGTCAGCTATGATCTCTTTGTCTAACCTCAGTGATGATCGTATGCGTCATGCTAAGTCAGGTGCATGGTGGGAGAATGATCCTCAACGTGCCTTAGCTAATAATAGTGTTAGTTATACAGAAAAACCAGATGCTGTATCATTCATGCGAGAATGGATGGCACTAGTAGAATCAGGAAGTGGAGAACGTGGTGTATTCAATCGTCAAGCAAGTAAGGTACAGGCTGCTAAGAATGGTAGGCGTAATGCAGACTTTGAGTTTGGAACTAATCCTTGCAGTGAAATCATCCTGCGTCCATATCAGTTCTGTAATCTTACAGAAGTTGTTGTACGTGCCACAGACAGTGTTGATGATCTTGAACGAAAAGTCCGTCTGGCAACAATTCTGGGAACTATCCAATCCACGTACACTAAGTTCCCCTACTTGCGAAAGGTGTGGTCTAGAAATACAGAAGAAGAACGACTGCTTGGTGTGTCACTCACAGGGATAATGGACAACCCATTAATGACTAAGAAAAATAAAGGACTGGAGGATACCCTTGAACATCTTCGTAGGATTTGTGTATCTACTAATGCTGAATGGGCTGATCGTCTTGATATACCTGTTGCTACTGCAATTACATGCTGTAAACCATCGGGAACAGTCTCACAACTGGTGGATAGTGCCTCTAGCATACATGCTCGCCATAGCCCCTATTATATCCGTACTGTGCGTGGTGATAATAAAGATCCGTTGACACAGTTTATGATCGATCAGAGGATACCTAGTGAGCCTTGTGTGATGAAGCCAGATCAAACAACAGTATTTAGCTTTCCTATTCAATCACCTAAAGGTTCTGTCGTTACATCAGACATGACTGCTATTGAGCAATTAGAGATGTGGCTGACCTATCAACGATCATGGTGTGAGCATAAGCCAAGTGTTACAATCAATGTTAAGAAGGATGAATGGTTTGAAGTAGGTGCATTTGTTTACAAATACTTTGACGAAATGTCAGGTGTATCCTTCTTGCCTTACAACGAACACACATATCAACAAGCACCCTATCAAGAAATAGGTAAACATGATTACAAAACTTTATTATCTTGTATGCCAGAGACTATTGATTGGACTAAGCTTGCATCATACGAAAGTGAAGACAACACTGTAGCAATGCAAACTATGGCATGTACTGGTGATGTTTGTGAAATAGTAGATCTAACATAAAGGAGAATTACATGTATGTTTTAGTACTTATTATGACTTTTCAAGGTAATATGAAAGTTCAAGCTTTTCATTCACTGTTTCCCGATTGGAAAACTTGTAATCAAGTTGCAACTACAATGCAAGAACGATTGGTGAGTACTAAACCATCACCAGATGCAACTGCAAATACCTATTGCTTTCAAATACCAGAGAGTATATAATTCAAACTTCAATAACAAAAAGGAGGTTGTAATGTTACAACCGATTAAAGGATCATACTACAGAAAATTTCAACCTCAGTCATACAAGGAGAATGACAATAAAGCTAAGAATGCAATAACAAGTTACTTAGAAAGTAATGGACATAATATTCTTGATACAGAGGAAGACTTTTCCTTTGATATAAAAAGCGAGAAGAAAGGTGGAAAGTATTTTTCTGAAGTAGAAATGAAGAACCAATGGAAAGGTGATTGGAATCCTAAATGGAAAGAAATACGTATACCTTACAGAAAGTACAGGCTTATAAATAAATATAAAAACGTAGAGGGTGATAATACCTACTGTAATTTTTATGTAATACGTGGTGACTGTAAACAAGCATGGAGAATCAAAGACTTTCAACTTACTAAAGAATGTGCAAAGGAAATATGGTTAACCAATGCTAGACGATACGAACATTTCTTTCACATTCCTTACACAGAAGCAGAGCTAGTGGAAATCAAATGAGTTATGACCCGGTAAACAACCCAGCCCACTACAAGTTAGGTGATGGAGTTGAGTGTATTGATTACATTAAACAAGTGTTAACACCAGAGGAGTTCAAAGGTTACTGTCATGGTAACTTAATTAAATATCAACATCGACATGGATACAAAGGTAATCCTGTTGAGGACATAGAAAAAGCTGAATGGTACTTACGTAAGATGATAGAAACTATGAAGGAGATTCATAAATGAAACCATACGATGAAGGTATGAAGGCTTTTAAAACTGGTAGGTTAGGTAACCCCTACTCTAAAAACACAAAACAAAACAGGGATTGGGAGATGGGCTTTAATAAAGCCTACTTCTACAACCTTGAGAAGGTGAAACTAAATGAGCAGAAATTCAAAGCTAGAAGAGGAAGCTAAAAACTATAGGCAACAAAAAAGAAAACCGCCAGTTAAGACTAAGCCACTAACTGCACGTAGGTTTATGGCTGGTCAAGCATTGGCGGCATTGCTGTCTAGATCTTCGGGTCATGTACACAGGGCTGACATAAAACGTGAAGCATATGATTGGGCAGACTATATGCTAGATGATGATTCAGAATAATTAAAGGGGGCTTATGCCCCCTTCTTTATTGTGTCATCTTTTGGAATCGGGATAGATCCCTTAACGACTGTTCAGTATTTAAATACTGTTGTAAAATAAATAACTCGTTTTGTTCTAAGTATTCTACCCCTTCTAAGTCTAGTTCTTTCGTAGCTTTCTGAATATCTTTTTTAGGGTACTTAGATGTTATGTCGTACTGTAAAGATATGATTTCATCAGGGCCAGAATACTGCATCCTTAAAAATGTTTTAGCTAATTCTTTAGATCTTTTTACAACATCATCATTCCAATGATCTCGTTTTTGTTGTTGAGTTAAATTATCCCACCAACTACTTTCTAAAAGTAAGCTAGACTCTGCTTCAATAATATCAAACACAATACCATTTAAAGCATTAGCTGCTTCTGGAGCTTGATCCCTTATCTTTTTAGCAGTATTTAAATCAAAGTCTCTAAGACCTATACTGTTCATTACACGTTGTGTATCAGTAAGCCTAATAACTCTAGCACCTAGTATCTTTGTGGATTGTATATCAGCTGTACCACCTGCTGCAGTTTCTCTAGGATCTGCCAGTGGCTTACCTGTAAACAAAGGGATGATATTATCTATGTAACGAAAGGCATTATTAACCATCCTGTTATTTTGTGCTCTATCAATAGGTGCTGCATCTTCACCTCTAGCTAAACCAGCAACAACATTTAAAGGTTCAAGAGGACGCATCAAAGGATTTACATATTGAGTTGCCAGAGTATTCTTTGCTATTTCCATAGCCTTTATAACATCTCTTCTTTCAGGATCTATCATTAATTTTAAAGATTCTAGGGTGTCACGTTGTGTTCTGTCTAGGTTTCTAAGCACACCAGAAACACCAAAATCTTCACCAAATTGTTTAAAAGCTTTTACAGC